ATTTAATACAGATAACGCATATATCCACTTATCCACGTTTAACTTAACTTTTCCAGTATATACGCCATTCATCTCTCCAAAAATATGGCCGAGGCAATACTCTCAAGCAATGACAAATAATTGTATTCTTTCTATAATTGTATCATTTTACAAACTATATTTTTTCATAATCATTTTCTTTACAAATATAATAATGAAATCACCAATATAGTTTGTTTTATAATTATATATTATTTATATAAAATAATGACAAATAAACCTGTATATGCTATTTCTGTATTTAATGATAGTGTTAAAGGAACTGTTAAATTTAGTGAAGATTTAACTAATAATATGGTAAAAATAGATTTACATATTAGCGGATTAATCCCTAATTCTTTACATGGGTTTCATGTTCATGAAGCAGGGGATTTAACTGATAAATGTACTAGTATGTGTGCACACTTTAATCCTTATGGAAATACTCATGGATGTCCTGGTATGAGCAAAAGACATGTCGGAGATTTAGGTAATATAAAAACAAATAATAAAGGTGAAGCAAAATACACATTTTATGATAATGTTATTAAACTTAGAGGAACTAAGTGTAATATTATTGGCAGAGGTTTAATTATTCACGAAGATGAAGATGATTGTGGAAAAGGTGGAAATACAGAAAGTTTAAAAACAGGTAATGCGGGTAAGAGAATTGCATGTGCTGTTATTGGATTTTCAAAAGAAAATTTTTAATTATTCTCAACATTATACACAATCTGTTAAGGAGTGGGTATATATATTATTTTCAAATGCTCTTAAGATGTCCGGTTGAATGCGGTCGCATGCCATATTATGCACCTCAGGTTTGCTTGAATTAGATTGCTTGCCATATATATGAGGGTTAGATGGCAAAGACCCAAGCATAGGAGCATTTGACCTCATATTAATTCTATCTGTATCATTTTTACTAGGCATAGAAACATTCATTTGTTGATTAAATATTTGAGTACCACCCGAATTCATTCGACTAACAACAGTTTGTTCTTTGTTATCATTATTGTTCTGAGTTTTATAAGTATCCGAATAAATTACATCACCATATTTTGAACCCGCTGGACCAATCGACCCACAATTAGTAGTATCGCGCTGATTAAATACAGGTTGCTGTAAATTTGTCATGTAACCTCCGCCCTCGATTTGATTTCCATAATACATATTAGGTGAGTAAAGAGTAGTTTCTTTAATCGTAGTAGGAGTACCAACATTAGGATTATAAACATAGCTATCAGCCACAGTTGACCCGCCAGAGCCATAGATGCGAACATTTTGTCCAAATTCTTCTTTCTTGGATGGTCTAAAAACATCTAATAATGGAGCAATAACTGAGCCAATAGCTCCGCTAAATCCGCTACGCATAGTATCAGGTTGTTTCATCATCGACCGTCCAGTTGCACGATTAGAATGACTTTGTTTCATATTCATAGCTTCATTGGGACCACGACCAGTAGCAGAAGAATGTGCTACATCACAACTGGTTGGTTCGGGTCGCCGAGATTTTTCATAATTTTGAGGCGCATAGTTTCCATTTTCAGTAGCAGATGCAACACCAGAATAAGAAAGATTATCAACAGACCGAGATGTTCCAGGTAATTCTTGAACAGGTCTTAGAGCTTGTCCTTTTTCTTGCCCAGTAGTAGTAAGCCATCTATCTTGAGTTTGAATATAAAATCCATCAGGATTATATTTCTCAACTTTTCCAATAATACCCCGATTTTGAACATGAGAATAAGAAGGTCCTTCTAAATTATCTAGACCAAATTCCAGTTTAGGATTTGTTTTGATACGAAGTTCATCTACTGTTTTTGGAAGCCATTTATCACGAGCTTCCATACCAGAATTATATCCTAAACTACCATTTGTAGTATAACCTTGGTCTAAACCAGGACCTACATGGGCACTTTCAAATGGTTTTGCCATACTATTCATAATACCAGGATTCACTCTAGATTGATAAAATTCGCTCATATTTGGAGCACCATTTGGCCATTGAACATGGTCTTCAGGTTTAAATAAAGGAGCTTGTTCTATTTTTTTAATAACCTGAGAGCCAGACCCAACCATATTATCTAAAAGTGTTTCAGCCATATTTTCATTATATACTTGTCCCTTAATCTTGCCACCAACAAAAGGTACCATATTATTATGTCCAAAATTATCAGCATCAACATATTGACCACTCATAGAATATATTTGTTGAATAGTATTTCCTACACTTGTACCAGAACCAGAATTCTGTTTATTTTCATAAGCATTTTGATTAAAATATTTATCAGTTGTAGAATTAGGAGTTGAATAATAAGATGTAGTATCAACTAATTCTTTAGTATTTAAAATAGGATAATTTTGAACAAGTGGGTCAGTATTGGGCAAAAATTCTGTTTTATTTTGTCGTTTCATATCATTATTTGCAAAGTTTTCTTTTCCTTTAAATTGTTTCCCTTTATCTAGTTTCGCCATTTTATTTGTATAGCCATCATTTTTATTTTGATTTGAAATAACATATAATCCACCTAATAAAACTAATGCAGAAGCTATTTCCATAATATTATATATAATTATTATTTTAATTTTATGTCATTTACTTATTTAATAGGTGTGGATGATAATGGTTTTGGTGATAAATTAGTTAAACCATTTATACATGGTAATTTTGGAACATAATATTCTTTTTCTAAAATTCGAGTACTTAAATTATTTTGAAAAGAAAAGCATGTATTTTCTTGAGGATTTAAATGAAGGACTTCCCATCTAGGTTGCTCTAAATCTCTAGCAGTCCATGCAGGCATAATAGCTCTGGATTCTTCAGTATATAAAGATTGATTACTTGGATAAGATATGCGTTCAGTAGGTACATTATATCTTTTATAATTATCTTTTGCTAAACAATCCTTGTTTAGTGGTTTCGTATATCCTCTTAATTCGCTTTCTAAATCTACACTATTGGACATTAAATTGCCACCCCATGTTTGAATGCGAATATGCGGATCACTTATGTAATCTGGACTAGGACCATTTCCAGGAACATTCATAATCCATCTGCATGGATCAGACGATTGTTGTAATTGTTTTTCAATTCTGCAAGGGTCATCGTGGAATCTTGTAAATGCCATTTATATATATCCACTTTAAAAAATCCACTTTAAATCCACTTTAAAAAAGTGGAGCAAACAATGGAGCAAACAATGGAGCAAACAATGGAGCAAACAATGGAGCAAACAGTGGAGCAAACAATGGAGCAAACAATGGAGCAAATTCGTTATCAAGGTTTGCTCCACTTTTTAAAGTGGATTTAAAGTAGTAGTAGTGGATTTGCTCCACTTTTTTAAAGTGGATTTAAAGTAGTAGTAGTGGATTTGCTCCACTTTTTAAAGTGGATTTAAAGTGGATTTAAAGTAGTAGTAGTGGATTTGCTCCACTTTTTTAAAGTGGATTTAAAGTGGATTTACAAATTAATTCGGAGTAGGAAAAGGTCTTTGACTTTTCTCTAAAACAAGAGGCTGTGGAATCATAACTCTTTTTGATTTTTCAAAAAAGTTCACAGAATCATGCTGTATTAATTCAGGAACAATAGTATGTGGTTTAGGTTCTACTAAATTAGTAGAATTAATACCAAACAAAAAGGATTCAATTTGAACAGCATTATGAGAGAGTGAAGTCCATGGTATTTGTCCCGGGCAAGCACCATCACCTGGCATCATTGTAGTATAAGCACTACCATATTGTGAATGAGGATATAAAGTATATTGAGCAGAATCAGCAAATTGTTTTTGTTCTAAACAATAGTTTCCTGAATAATTAATATTTCTAGTAGATGCCATAATAATATAGCATACTTTTATATTTCAGTTTATTATACTTTATTTCACGATTATCAAGTTATTCAAATGATTTGACTGAATAGAAGAAGTTGTTAAAAAATCACAAATACATCGATGAACTAAAAAAAAAGAATGATATGAAAATAATACCATTAACCCAACAGATAAATCTTCACATAATAATTTTCCAGCAGCATGTTTCATTAACTTTGTAAATTCTTCATGTTTTGACATTACTGTACATAATTCATTTATTTTACTATTAATAATGTCTTCATCAAATTCGGTTAAACCAAATACACCTACTAATTCTGTTTTATATAACATATCTGAAACCTCTTCAGTCATATCATCAGATTCAATAATAGATAAATCAATATTTTGCTGTTTATTAAAATCAATAAATTGTGCATCATAATAATTATAAGTTAATATAAGACTAGTATCATATAACATGTATAGTGTATTACTTATTATGTTTTTAAATTAGATATTTATTCATATACTATTAATTTATAAAATGCTTGAGCAATATCAGCATCTTCACATACAAAACCACCACCACCACGGATATATTGACTCGACATTCTATTTAAATCACCAATCCAGTATTTACCTGTTTTATTAGTTGCCCATTTTGAATGGTCTTGTGACTCTTTATATGTAATATCTTCAAATTGTATATGTTTAATATCATTAATTGATTTAGAATCAGATATATGATGACCTCTAATCCAAGATTCAACATACCACTTACATGAATATTGTATAGCTAACACATCACTATAAATATCAATATGATAATGAGGTGATTTTGCTATATGTGTAATAGTATCGGTTAATTCTAAATTAGATATAGTTTTACTTTTTAATAGAAAGAGGTTATTATATATATTATTTTTTTCAATAAATACGTGAGCTTCCATAATTTGTACTTGATTTAAGATACGTACAATTAATTCAACTGTATAATTAAATTCAATGTATTGAAAAGACTGACCATATATTAATTCACCTTTTTCTATTTCAGAAATAGAGTCACCTGAAAACTGTCTTGGAAAATTGGGAACAGAATGACAAAGCCATGATATTCGTTCTTTATTCCATGCAATAATACCTTTACAATGTCCTTTTTTATTATGATGGTTTCCTATATGTCCAGTTTCATCATTATATACTTGCCAATTAGTCCATGATTTTCCTAAATATAAATTATACAACCAATTATTAATATCATTACATTTGATAAATTGTTTTTGGTCATTACAATAAGTTATTCCTGAAATAATGTGTGGAAATTTAAGTGCAATTTGAACATCTACATTTTTATCACGCATAATTGTAGTATCATTTTCAGATTGTATATTATTTGAATAACAGCAACCCATATTTAATTTATTAAGGTAAAATAATAAATTAAATAATAATCAATTTTTCTGCAATTGCGCTAGTGGTGGTCGCATAGCTACTACTTTAAAAAAGTAGTGCAAATCCACTACTACTTTAAAAAAGTGGAGCAAATCCACTACTACTTTAAAAAAGTAGTGCAAATCCACTTTAAAAAAGTAGTGCAAATCCACTTTAAAAAAGTAGTGCAAAGGATTGCTGAGGATTTGGCTATACCTTTTTGTCAGCTTGCGCATATACAAAGGTATATTTTGCTCCACTTTTTCTAAAAGTGGATTTAGTTATAAAACTCTTTATCACGAGTTAAATCTCTACTTGGTAATCCACCTCGAATCCAACCATCTGATGCAGAACTTTCAATGCAATAAGCAGGATTAGTTACACGGTTTTTAATATCTGCTTGTAAAGGTGTATTATGATAATTAATATAACTTTTCTCACCTAATTTGGTAATAGACCTTTTATTTGTAATAGATTCACCTTGTTGCATTTGTGATTCTAAAATAGAATTTACAGAACCTCTTCCTAAAAAAGGGACTGTTGCAAAAGGACGTTGAAATAATTCTAGTTTACATTTTGGGTGAGTTTGAAGAGAGCCAATAGATAATTTTGAGTTGTCATCAACAACACAGCCACCAGAGCCAACATTACTTGGTCCATTAAAGAATACTCCAGGTTGACTAGTTGCTAAACTAATTGGTTTATTCATAGTGCAATCACCAATAAAAAAGTTTTGCAATAGATAATTGCATGCATTTACATTTTGAATAGATTCTTGGTCTAATGCACAACTATCATTTCCGATTCTAGACATATTTTCAAAAGTATAACTGGAAATATTCGCCATTATATATACTTTTGAGAAAAGTATAGCAAAAACTACTTTATATCCACTTTTGAGAAAAGTATAGCAAAAACTACTTTATATCCACTTTTGGAAAAAGTATATCAAAATCTACTTTATATCCACTTTTGGAAAAAGTATATCAAAATCTTGAGCAAATACACTTTTAGTCAGTTTGCACCTAATAAAGTGGAGCAAATCTTGAGTGAATCAAAATTTAGAGCATACTTTATTATTTATAAATGATAAAGTATATTTGCTATACTTTCCCAAAAGTATATTTGCTATACTTTCCCAAAAGTATATTTGCTATACTTTCCCAAAAGTATATTTGCTATACTTTCCCAAAAGTATATTTGCATTAGTAATTATTATATCTCAAATTATCTTGAACACATGCAAAAGCATCACCATCTCTACATGATGGCATATTACCATATAAAAACTGTGCATAAGCACCTTGGTCATTAGGTATTTTGGTATTAGGTGTAGAATAAAATCTTGACATAGATTGGTCTAATTCAAACTTTTCTCCTAAATCCCCAAATAATTGTTGATTCG